AGTTTTCTCGCTGCCCGCTTCAACCGAAGCGAGCACATCGCGAGTCAACGCATCGATGTCTACATAGCGAGACATTTATTATCTCGCGGGAGCCATCCGCGCTTGTTCGACAAGGTTGTGGGCAACCATCTGACCGGCGTAGTGGATCTCCGCTGCAGTCTTGTGGATGGTGGCGAGCTGATCCTTGTAGCCCTGCTCGTACTGAGCACCCGCTTGCTTCTCCATGTCAGCAACCGCCTTGTCATAGCCGGCTTGCGCTGCCTGCTTGACTACCTGCTTGGAAGGAGCTCGCCGGGATACGGCGGTGGCGGTCTTGACGCCCTGGGCAGAGAGCGCGGTGTCGTACACAGCGAAGCGCTCCATAAAGCCATCTGCGACGGAAGCTCCCATGAAGTGAGCTTGCTTGACAAGCTGAGCTTCCTCTGCAGCTTGAGCACTCTTGGCCATGGCCTGGAGATCTGACGCGGGGGCAGCGGGCGCATTCGCCGAGGCGGTCTTTGTCGAGGCTTCTGACACTGCACGCACTTGCGCAAGCATACGTGATTCCGCTGTTTCCTCAACATCCGCCGATGCTGTTTTTTCGGTGACGGACGGGTCCGCATCGGACATGCGACTGAGAATTCGTTGAAATGCGTTTTCGTTGGACATTATGCCCTCTCTACAGGGTTTCGAGGTTAATGATAGGCTAGCGTGTTTCTGAACACAAGGGTTACTCAGCCCACTTAACTATAGAGGTTCCGAGTGTTTGCGCGACACGGTCTAGGTTGAGAGTGGGCCCTAGGAAGGGAGACATCTCATCTCGGATCTCTGCGACCTTGAGAGCACTGAGGAACGTGCTTGCGTACTTTTCAGGTAGGGGGCGAACAGGACCGTCTTTAGCACGCCGCTGAGTATACACAATCTCAGGAGAAACAGCAGACGCTCTTTTGGGTACCATCTCAGTCCAGCCTGAAATGGTCTCTCCCTGATCAGTTCGAATACGTGGGCCTACCGTCTGGGGTGATCGCATTGCGCGAGAGGCACCCAGGGCACCCAGGCCCAGGCCTGCGGCGCCCACAGCCAACTGAGGAAGACCCCGCATGCGCTTGCTCAGGCCCATGCCTAAAGCGCTTGCTCCCAGGAGTGCGCCGCCGCCCAGCATGGCGGTCCCAGTACCTACGTCTACGGCTTTGTGGCCTATAGCTTGACGCGCTAATGCATCATGCGTTTTCTGTACAGTTCCGTAGTTGGTCTGGTACTGCTGTCCGGTATTGGGATCAGTCCAGGAAACCATATCGGTCAGGCCCCGCTCATTGGGACGTAGGCTTTCGGGTACCGTCTGTCGGTACAAATAGTCTTCGGTCACAGACCCCGGTTGGTACGCCGCCAGTTTCTGGGCGAGCTCAGGGTTGCGAGCACGATCTTCCAGGTGACCCATTTTTATGATGGAGTCGTAGAAACGGGGGTATTCACTGAAGATGCGGTAAATGAGACCTACGTGTCGACTTGCTGACTTGACGATGGGCTCATCTACCTTGGATTCTTTTCCGGGAGACATGCGGCCCATAAAGTATTTCATCAACTCTCGGATACCGAGAGGCAACCCCATTTCGTCGGCCGTGCCTAGTGCTTCAGAGGGCTTGTACGCAATCATCATACGTACGATGCCCTGGTCGTTAGGCTTTTTGTCTGGGGGACACTCTTGGGTATAGCGTTCTAGGAGGCGAGCGTCGCCATCGTCTAGATTCGATACCGAAGCCGCAGGTTCGCCACCGATGATTTTCTCGATGTCACCTGCTTTGCGCATTTGTGCAGCCTTGGCAGTAATGTCTTCACACATTTCACCAAGATCATAACTAGCAGTGCGAACGTCATAGAGGGAATCTCGGGCGACCTTCTTGAGCATGTACCCAGTTCGATCAGCGGGGCGGATAACCCAAGAGCTGTCGAAGAAATTAGGGCTGGGGTTTAGTGCTGCGTATTGAATACCGGTATCTGATGCAATTTTCCCCATCTCGTATTTGAGATGGTCGCAATATTCACCACGAGTACGGGCTTTATTTCCGCAAGCAGTGCAGACATCGTATTTAATCCGGCAGTTATGGACTGCGTGGTTTTCGGCGACGAATGAATTGTCGTCTTCCACTTCTAAGTTGTAGACGGGTCCATCGAAATCTAAGACACTGATGTCTTTGATTTTCGATACCACAACGTTATCTACGAAGAAGGGCCCTGTGGAAGATCCCTTCATCACGTGAGCTGCAACCTTCTCTGTGTAGGGTGCGATAATGTGCGCGTCCTTGCGTGAGAAAGATACTTGGTATTCTGTCGTGTGCTTGTCCACGATAGTGGATGGCTTATGCCGCAAGGTGTTGACCTTACTGTACATACCGCAACGAAAGCCCATCTGTTGTAGCTGGTACGCCAGGGGCTTGTTACAAGTGGAGATGTAATAGTCGCCATTAGACTTACCTCCACCATCCCCGTTGATGTATGCACCCAAGAACGCTAGCTGTTGTTCTTTGGGTTGCTGCATGAGTTCTAGGCTCAGGCGTTTGTGGTGGGCAAGGTGACCGACGTGGGCAGAACACAGATCTCTAAACCGCTCACTATAAATAGTCGTTATCGCAGCTAACACAGAGATTGCATGGTCTCGTTGGCCCCAACGCCAATTGTGTTGGGTTGCCAGTTTTTTTACCTCAGTAGGTAATACGTCATCTACATGGTGATGGAACTGCACAGTCTTATGGTGACAGTTACCCTCCGATGCGTAGTAGCCTAACAGGCGGCATTGTTGCGTGGTTAATGTTTTTTCAATGGTAGTGTCAAAAGGCGTGATGAGATAATCACCCGGTTCAAGCGCTTCAGTAGGTATCCACGCTACTTTAGACAAATCAATGTCTTTAGTGTTTTTACGGCGCCAGTAACCTTTGGGCTTGAACCATTCTTCTACTTCAGCGCGGGGTAGAACTGCGTAGGGATGTTCCGAAGTAGCTGCCGAATCACCGGTGGCGGTGTGAATGCTGAAGAGTTTACCAAGGTATTGCCGGCGGTGGAGTTCGGTGACTGCGCTCCAACGCCCTGTATGTGTCAAGACCAAGTCGCCTACGGCTATATCTTGTACTGCGCGTATTCCCGCGGGTGTGTGTATGTAAGTATCTGCGCACACACAACCCATGCTCTTGGCCGGGTACTCACCCGCAGCGATCTTCTCTAGGAGACGAGGAGCTTTGCTGTGGTCAAAATCTTCGATCACTTCTACCCGACGCATATGCGGGTTCCAAAATGCTTTCTTTATTTTCCCGATAGCTTTGGCGGGGTCTGAGTTGGCGTGATGTTCAAAGACATGCGCCTTTTCATATGACTTGTAGTGCTTGGGTAGTACTTCGTCGGCGGTAATTTTTCCCCGCACGGGCTCAGAAGGAAATCCGTCACCATTACGGTTAGGCCCATAGGTTTCGTGATCACCCAAACCTACGATGAGAACAGTGGTTTTCCCGGGCTCAGGCTCAATGGTGCGTACATAGTCTTCAGCAGGGCTATGAGATGCAGTCTTGCTGAGAGACGTGGCTTCACGTAACAAGCGACCGTTATGTCCCCACGTAGAGATCAGCTGTACGGTGGGCTCCCCGGTAGGAAACCGCTCGTCGAGCAAGATGATTTTTGAGCGGTAGCTCACTGGTCATGCGTGGGCGTGGAAGACCTGCGCCATCTTAGCAAAATCGATGGGAGTGAGAACATGTCCAAGACTTTGCCGACCATGTGCTGCACGTGACATTGGGGCTCCACCGCCACCACCCATAGCAGCGCCAGGACCGGCAGCCATACCGCCTATCATTTCTGGCATGGGGGGTCTTTGACGCAGAGCCGCCGGAGGTATAGGCGGAGGTATGGCCTGTCGCCCCTTCATTATCTTGGGTACTTCTTTGAGAAGCTGAGCAGCTTCAGACACACCCCCACTCTCTGCACTCATATTTATCGCGTCTTGGATTGCGCGTGGGCCCCCGCTCTTAGCCGCAGCGGCAGCTTGTTGAGCTTTGCCTTTCGCAACTCGCTCCGCCACCAAGCGGGCCATCGTGCGACTTGAGACAGTCTTACCAATCTTTTCGAGAGAGATTTCTCCGCTCTGGTCAAGTGCTTGTAGCGCTCTAATCCCCGAAGCAATCTTCGAGAACTTCATGTGCTGGCGCGTGAGCTCCTTGCCAATGTACCAAGCCGCGGTCTTGAGTGTGAACTTTGAAACGCGGTGCGTATGCGCAGCCACCTTATGCAGGCCTACTTCACGAACGCGTTGCATGAGGTCGTGCATCGCAGGGTTCAAATTGACCTGTGCGTTGCCGAGCTTTTCGAGTAGTTGTTCGTGATTCATATCAGTCACATTGCCAGGATGCCGCCGGCCTTAGCAACAGCTTGCTCAGCGTCAGCGAGGTTCTTGAGAGATGCGTAGCTGGGACCCGTGCCGTAGATAGCATGCTCCCGCAGGAAACTGCGAGTGGCATTCTCGTCTGCAGCCAAATTCGGTGCGAAGCGCTTCATGGTTTCGAAGGCTGAGTTGATCATGGCGGTGTCGGCACTGCCGATGACTTCGTCAGACATCATGTTCTTGAGCACGGTCTGGTGACTAGTGCCTAGGTTACGCACCATCTGCGTTTTGAATTGGTTCTGTGCGTTGAGCTTACCGATCTCGGTGTTGGTGGCCTTGGCTTGGTCTGCGTTACCGAGAAACTGGTCCTCAAGGTGGGCCGCAACCAGTGCGCCAGTGGCGGTTGCGCCTGTGAGCGCTATCCCCTGTGCGATGTGTCCCATCACTTTCTGGGCACCCGAGACCTCTCCAGTAGCGCCGAACAAACGGGACAGTAGTTTCTCCTTGCCCGCTTTCTTGACGAGCACATGAGGCGCGACCTCCAACAGCCTCATTTTCTGTGGTGACTGGGCGATCTTCTCAACCGTCTCTTGGAACCGGCTCACAGTACACCTTCGATCTTTGCAATGCCCTGAGCGAGCTTGGTGCGGTTGGCTTGTGTGGAAAGGATTTGCTGCAGCAGCTGCATTTCTGTGGTGGTGTCATCGACGAAACCGGCCACTTTGATGAGGCGCGAGATGTTGTAGTCCACTTGGGGCAGTTTCATCATCTCGCGGATCTCATTGAGAGGTCCAACGGCTTCGTCACCAAAACGCGCTGCTGCTGCCTTTTCGAACTGGGCGAAAGGCACTACGTCGTATAGCCGTCGGAATTGTCCTCGCAGAGAAACAACTCCGTCAAGGTAGGCCATATCTGCAGCCAATTTCTGGTGGCGCATATTGTCCAGCACCTTGGCCATGGTACGGCGGTCTTTTTCGTCGGAGTGTTGTGCTTGAGGCCGCAACTCAAACGCAACCTTGGTGAAGCTTTCCGGCGCAGGCTCGGGGTGACGTACCTGCTGCATCTCGTCCCGCAGGGGACGGAGCTCGTAGGCCGCGGTCTTGCTGAAGTCCACCGCGCTCGCTTCTTTGATCGCGGACTCCAGGACTACCTTCGGATCCGCGACGGGGAACTCGACGATGCGGTCGGACGCTGTCTTGTCTCGTGCGTTGAACATCTTGTTGAAGGCAACGTTGTTGGTTGCTTCACACAGACGACGCACTTGCTCGTGACTCAGGTCCATACTCGCAGCGAGCTTGGTGATGCTGTCGTTGAGTGAGATGTCCTGCTGAATGAGGTCATCTGCAACAGCGCCCGCCAGCTTCTGGAAGTCTTTTTCAGTTACGTGTGCCATCAGTGAAGAACCTCGCCCGGACTGGTTTGTTGGAGCTGCTCTATGTTACGGTTTTTCCGCGCTTGTTCAAACCTAATGCGGAGGTCTTCGGTGTCGCTGCCACCGCTGTGTTCCGTGAGAAGGACGCGAGCACAGTCCAAGGCCGTCTTGGCGAGCCGAGAAGCTTCTTTGGCTACCTTGCTGGTGACGGCCTGACCTCGGTGCTCTAGAGAACGGTAGTAGCTATCCGTCATGACGTTGCGCACTACGGTTTCGGGTTCTACCTGCCCTTTGTCACGACAGAAGTGCCAACGCAGTGCCCCTAGCCCCTGATGGAACGCGATCTTGTAGAGGGGTTTGTACGTAGCCTCGTCAGGGATTTGCTGTAGGAAGACAATGAGCTCTAGATCAGTGCGGAATTGGGCCGTGTCGAAGAAGAGTTCACGGTAGATATTGATCTCCTCGGCGGGCATTGCGGTGGCTTCACAAATCCGGGCATTATCCTCGGACGCCAGGAGAAAAGCTTCGAGAACTGCACGTACCTCATCTGTGCAGAATACCCCGTAGGGATACTGCACACTGGGGTCTACTACTTTTCCTGCGTCCCAAGGACGAAGCGGAACAGCTTTATTGAGTTCTGCTTCGCCGTGCAACAGTACGTAAAGCGAACGCTCGGCCTCTGTGACAGGAGCCCGTGCTTTTTTTCTTAGCTCGTCATACCGATGTCTGGGTTTAGGCAACCGCATTGTCGTCAAGCATGGCTGTGTTGTGGGTCAACCCTAAGACAAGGTCGCCCAGGCCACGGAATGTATCTCGAAGTTGGGTTTCCAATTCGGTGAACGACTCATCTCCCAGCTGTTCTTTGAGCGTGGGTTCCTGCATGTAGAGCGTCAACAAGGTACGACCGAGGTCGTCCACACTGTCTTCGAGGTTGGCAGAGTACTGAGAGCTGAGAGCTTTCAGCGAGGGTTGCTTAGACAGAGAAGCGATAGCACCTGCGTCGAACGCGCCTGTTTCTTGGAGTTGGCCCGCCTGGTTCAGGAAGTCGGGGTTTACTTGCTGTGCGAGCTCCTGCGCGGAAGGCTCCTCGGTGCGCATCACAGGCGGACCCTGTTGTTGCTGCGCGTTTGGATCTTGGGGCATCCCCTGCTGCGGAGGCATACCGGGTTGTTGCGGAGGCATCGCGCCCTGAGGTCCGGGAGGAGGAGCACCCCCGGGTGGCATGGGCGCGCCGGGCGCAACAGCGGCACCAGGCGGCATTCCCGGCGGCATGCCCTGCATGCTGGGATCGCCACCTGCGGGTACACCGCTTTCGATTTCCATGGCGCGCTGCTGCACGGACATCAGAACGTCAAGCTGGGCTTGAAGTTGACCCATCTGTCCTTGGAGACCCGCCATTTGTTCTTGGAAGGCTTGGTCTACGGCAGAGGGAGGCTGTGGCGGAGGCGGAGCAGCACCCGGTGGCATACCTGGAGCGCCCGGCGGCATACCCGGAGCACCCGGTGGGGGTGCGGCCATTGCCGGCGGCCCCCCCATGGGCGTTTGAGGTGCGGCCATACCTTGTGCGATCTTCACACGGTAATTGATCGCAGCTGCTACCTGTGGTGCCAGGATGTAAGCGCGAGCGATGCCCTTATGCTCTGCGATTTTCAACATCGCTTCTGCAGCAGAGGCGTGGATGTGGTGTGTCGTCGCAAGACGGTGAAGGGCTTCTTTTTTCGAAGTCTGGCGTTCCCCATCTACGGAGTACATGCTCTGGCCAGCGCGCCTTGCCACAGCTTCCGACGCTCCCATAGAACCGAGAGCATCGAGTGCAATGACACTCAGAGCTTCATGGGTGCGAAGGTAGTCTCCGGAGTCCTTCTTTTCCTTGAGGGGCATCCACTTCCAAGAAGCCGGAATAACAACAAGGTTTTGATCGCGCAATCGCTTGGGACGATTGATGGGCGAGCGCGGATCGATGACGAACTTCTTGGTGCTAAATCCACCCAAGCTCACGATCTTGCCGCGGGATACTTTACCGCTCGTGGTGAGCTCGGTGATCTCGACAGGGGTCGAGGCGTGGTAATGGCCCCCACGGCGACCGACGAAGACGCCTTTTCCTTTGCGAGGAGCTGACGTCCCATCCTTCATGAGACGGGAGTAGAGCTTGGTGCCCTTGAGCAGTGCTTCGGTGACTTGCTCCCCCATCACTTGGTGGCACTCGACGTAGTCGCCGTTCCCAAAAATCGCGAGACGTAGACTCTTGTGGGAGCGCTCTACGTCGGGATCAGGGCAATCCATAGCGTAAGAGCCCATAGACCCCGGCTCTTTGTTGGAAGTACCTGAAGACACGTCATTCTTGACGGCCTTGAGTTTCTTTTCGTTCTGCGGGAACCACTGTCGTCCTTCTCCGCAAAGATCGATGGGGTTCGGGATCACCAGTGCTGACTTGGGCGTGCCCTTGAGGTTGTACAAACGGTACACCCCGGAAGCCAATGCATCCTGGAAGTCATGGTACTCCTGGGTTTGCATTGCGAGGTTGAGGCTCGGACGGGTGTCCTTGAAGTGGTAGCCGCGAAGCAGTACCCCATTGAAAGCTTCGGGAGCGCCACTGCCGAAAGACTCAGCATACTCGGAGGGGCTGGTCTTCTCGTCAGCGATGTACAGCGCGCCGCCGCCCATGGACACCATGCCTGCAGTTTTACGCGGCTGGAGTGCGGCCAGGAGTGACTCCGTTCCGTAGATGTCAGCCGCAGTCTTGAGGAGGCGCGGGTTCTTGTCCATCACGATAGCAAAGGCTTGCTTTACATGATTGGGAGCACGCGTCAGGAAGTGCATGAACCTATTGGTGTAGGTTTTCCCGGCCTGGGCGTGTTTAACCATGGCAACAATATCGGAGTCGATGTTGTTGTAGCTGGCCGTGCGCATCATTTCCATGCGATCTTCGGGACTCATGGATTCGTAGTACTCGCGCATCGCACCTTGAGACGGCGCCGTCATTTCGGAGACCAAGCCTGGCTTGGCGCGCGACATGATCTGTCCGCCGCCCAAGCCACCCAGGATTTCCCCTGCGCGCATTCCTTGCGCTTCATTGATGTGTTTGCTGAGTCCGCCGGGACCCATACCAGCACGCCGGCCAACAGCTCCAAGGAGGGGGGCGGCGACGGCACCGCCGATGCCCCCACGCAACATGGCCAAAGGCACGTCAGCCATATCGCGGTCATACGCGGCTTGGACGCCGCCAGCACCTGCGCCCAGAGCGCCGCCGATACCCATTGCGGAAGTGATATCGCTGAGACTCTTGCCCCCGCCTTTATGGGGCACCATGTGTGCAGCTTCGTTGGCTAACTCGCCTACCACTTTGCCGCCCGGAGCCGCTGCCATCTTGGGCTCGGGCATCATACCGGCAGTGCCCGGACCCGCAGGGCCCATGCCGCCACCTTCAGCCGGAGCTCCACCTTGAGAACCCAGCGGCATGCCGCCCTGCATGGCAGCTTGTGCTTGCATGGCCGGGTCCATGGGAATGGCGCCAGTCATCTGACCAGCTTCTTGCCCCATTTCCCACGTCTTCATGTGGGACTTGTACATCTTCGACAGCGTGTCGAGATCCAGGATGCCGCCGTCGAGTGCTTGACCCGGAGTAGTCTGTTGAATGCGCTGGAACTGCTCTATGAAAGTTGCCCAGATCTCTGGGTTGAAGTCTTCGGCAGTACCTTCACCACTTCCACCACCCAGAGCACCGCCGCCTCCACCGCCACCACCGCCGCCGCCGCCGCCCATGCCACCCCCGCCACCCATGGGGTCAGGGAAGGGGCCCATGGCGAGCTTGGTGAGCTTGCGGCCGAGAGGCTCGGAAGCTTCGGCGAACATGCGGTTACGCGGAGTTACTGAAGCATTTTTTGGCAACCAAGGTGGGCTTACGGCAGAGTCCGCAGCCATGCTACGTTTTGCAGCAGCATTCAGGGCCTTTTCATCAAGCGGAGTCATACCTTTGGCCAAGAGGTCATGGAACCGTGCTTTGTTAGATTCCGCAAACTCCTTCAAACGTGCAGGACTTACTTTACTTTTCGCAGCCTGAACGGTGTCGTCTATCCAGCCCACAGATACCGCTTCTTTTTCGTGAGAAGCGTAGCTGTACCGTCCCGCAGTCTTTTTACCAAACGCAACTTTTTCGGAAGGACTTGCGGCGTACGCAGCGCCTGCACCGCCCAGCGCACCTACGCCGGCCCCTGTCATTGCATTCATCGTATGGGCGTCACCTAATGCTCCAGCAAGTGTTTTTTCCCCGTCAGCTAACTGCTTAGCAGTTGCGCCATGTTCTTGTGCTACTGCTTTTAACTTAGCCCCAGCTCCGCGGTTAGCTAGGTGGCTAAGGCCCCTACCGGCAGCACCTCCAGCTGCACCCAGTGTACCGCCTATGAGTGCGCCTTGAAGCCGATTGCCTTCTCCGGCAGCTCCTGCGCCCAGGCTAGCACCTGCCAGGCCGCCCGCTGCCATAGGGGCTGCCAAAGAGCGCATGAGCTGCCCGCTCCCGGGGACAGCGGCTTCTTTTACACTGGCGTAGCTGTACCGTCCCGTCGTCGGAGGGACGACAATGTTGCGGATATCCACGTCGGTAGCGACGGTATCGGGAAGCTCGACGCCCTCACCCATGGAGGCGAGCGTGCCCTTGCTTGTCTCTTCGAGCCACTCCGGCGTGAGCGGAAGGAAAATATCCTTCGACTTCACGTACATCATGTCGAGAGGCTTGAGCTGATTGTCCGCAAGCACGGACGGGACGTAGATGTGCTCGCCGTTCTGCTCAAGGATGAACGCGCCGACGGCAGTCCCCATCTCGATATCCGAATCGAGAATCTTGAACGTAACAACGCTCACGACCAAGTCCGGGAACTTGGAGGTGAACACCTGGTATGCCATCTGACTGAATTTGTTTTCGAAGAGACGCTTCTCGTCTTCTTGGGACGGCATGACCTGCTGTTGGTTTACAGCGGGGGAAAGCAGAGCCTGTTTACGAAGCGCCATAGTCGGTGCCCTTGTTACTAGCGAGTCGTGACTACCCGAGGAGGCTGTACCTTAGCAGAACGATCTCGGATTTGCCGAGTGGTGGTGGGGAGCTTTGCCGGGACATCTGCGTTGTCGACGTTGTCAGCGTCGAATACGGAAAAGCCCGGGTCTCCAAGGGCTTGCCCGAGCTTACGCTGGACAAGCTGAAGCCCGAGCTTTAACGCGGCGCGTTTTATGTGCATGTCAGTCAGGCATTTATGTTTTGCAGCGCCGCACGAAGAGAGCTCAGGGAGTTACGGCTAGCACCGTTGGCCGAAGCTTCTTTCTTGTGCTCCAGGCCCATCGGGAATTCCTTGCCCTCCATTTTGGGCTTGGGCATGGGAAGACCTTCGTCCTTGTCACACTCGCAGTTTTTCTTGCCGCAGTCCGAGCACTTGGAATCCGAGTCATCCGACTCCTCATCTTTGTCCTCTTTGCCCTCCCCCTTCATGTGCGCCTTGAGCGCGGGGGGAAGTTCTTTGCCGAGCTTTTCAGTCTCGGCCTCAGGTGCTTTTGGGCGGGAGGCTGCCTCCGCGGCGGTCTTCAGGAAGTGATCCCGAACGAGCTCAGCTGCGTTCTTCTCGGAGCCTAGCTGACCGTAGAGATCGTGGAGATACGCAGCACGCTGCGTGTCTTCCAGCCCCATCATGGCGCGCACATGTGCGACCTTGTGTTGCTCTTGCATTTGCTCGGGGAGGTAGGGAACCACGGACTGCGCGGTCTCCGTGAAGAGCTGATCGAAAGCCGAGGCCTTCTTTGATCCGCCGTCGCTGCCCTGGATGTGCTCGATGGGGACGTTGGTCTTGCCGCTGTCGGTGGCCTTCGGGGCAAGCGGGTGTGCCTGCTCGGAACCCACCTGCGAGTTGGTTCCAGGAACCATGTCGCTGCGGCCGACGCCGTCCTCACCCTTGTTGGCGTAGTTCTCGGGGCGCCGCTGAGCTTCCAGCGCAGCCTCGGCGTTGCCGGACGCTGCCGCGGGCTGATCGTTCTGCTCTTGGCCCGGATCCATGAGGGAACCTGTGCCGGCCGCGACCTTCTGAATGATCGAGGCGAGCGAGCCATGCTTGGCGGTGTTCTCGGTGACCGAGTTGCTGCCTTCGTCGGTGGCCTTCGGCTTCTCCGGGTGTTTCTCCTCAGTGCCGACGTTGCCCTGGCCCTTGCGCTCGTAGTTGCCGACGCCCTCTTCGCCCATGTTGGCGTAGTTCTCAGGACGACGCTGCGCTTCGAGAGCAGCCTCCGCATTGGACGAAGCAGCCGCAGGCTGATCGTTGGGGTTGTCGCCACCCTCCATCAGCGAGCCCGTCTCGGCTGCTGACTTCTCCATCAGAGCCCACGCTTCTTGCGTGGCTGTGGTGGAGGGATCTGTGGCCTGCGCCGTCTTGGTGACGGAAGGGCTGTACTGATCCCCGGCCTCCTTGCAGAGGTGCTGGGAGGCACCCACTAGGTGTTCGCACAGATCACTGGCGACTTTCTGGGTGAGGGCGTCACCTTGCAGGAACGGATCCGGCATGCCGGAGTTGTCTGCGATGTAGTCAGCCGCGTGATCCGCAGCTTCCTTGGATGGATATACCAACGCCCCAGTCCGAATCAGTTCTGAATTCAGACCACGAACGAAAGCGCGCTTGAACAGCGGGGAATCAGCCATTTCTACCTGCTCCTCTAGAGGTATCGACGGTAATGATAGCTTGGATTTGTTTTGAACCCAAGCGGATTAACCTACCGATTTCAATAACGACCTGCCGGACCTTCGCCAAATTCTGAACTGAAAATGAGTCCTGGAACCGGATGAGTGCCATGCACTTGGGACGACTGCCCTTTTTGGGCACCTTCGAGGATCGTTTGCTTGAGGTATCGGTGTCCCAAGCGCACGGCCCAGTCAGGGTTTAACAATGGGTTGCGTGTCGCTGGGGCCATGACCGGGCTTACGACAGGGGCGTTCATTGTGATCTTGACGCGCCTGATGTTGGCGCGTTGGAGCTCCTTTACCATAGGAGCAGTGATTTGGGTACCGGCCAAGTGATGCAGGACACCCTCACCTAGATACTTGCCTTCAGCCTTTGCCACGGGGAGAGTCTCGATACTACTCGCGACGATATTACGGAATCGATTGTAGTCGATGACGTCGCCGCGGACTAAGCCATGCTCTGCCGAGTCCTTGTCATCGATATCCTCGATGCGGAGGTGATTCAATGTTGACTTGGCGAGGATCTCGAAATGGCGACGGTCTACGTTGATACCGCTGTTCTTGTATATCCCGGCCAAGGACTCAACGACGTAGTCGCGTCCAGCACCCAGCCCTTTGTGCTTGACGACTTCGTCAGGCCGAGGAACACCATCGGACAAGGCGTCGCCTGCGTAGACTTTGTCCCCTACTTTTACGATAGGCTCCAAGCCTTGACCTACGTGCTGGGTATCCGTACCCATCGTGATGAAATGGCCCCCCTGGGGCGCGGTATCTACAGCGTCTACTGTACCCGTTATAGGGGCAAGGATCGCTTTGTTCTTGAATGACGACGGCGATTCCAGAATGGCGCGGAACCCGGTCAGCCCGGACAGATGTGCTTTGTCTCCCCCGGAAACACGAACACCGTGCTTGGCGTCCAGCGCCAACTGGGTGAGTGGTTCCCCTAAGGACTGGCTAGCGCGGATACCAAGGTTGTCCCCAATCTTGTTCAATTTTCCTGTGCTGTCGAGCCCAGCACATTTCTGGCACAAGCCAGGGCCTGATTCGCATGTCATCGGAGAGCGCACTAAGACAGAACTCAGCTTCTGTTTTTTCAGCTGGCTGAGTACGCGAGGGGTGACCAGGGTCCCGGCTTTCAGAGAGCTCTCAGCGCGAGCCAAGTAACGATCTAGTAGGTTTGGATCTCCCACAGGGAAGCTCAGACCGTTGCGGGAACCGCAGTCCACTTCGATCACTACTTGATGGCTGGTGTTGTTTACCAAGATCTTGGATAAATCACCGGGTTCGGTGACTTCAATGTTGGTCTTAACGGCGGCCATGCGCGCTTCACGATTAGTAGCCCACCACTCAGAGGGACGTAGCCCCTCGGAGTAGCTGTGTACCGTGAGCCAGGGCTGAAGGTCGTCCTTCTCATCGCTTGCTGCAGCTGGAGCTCCCACCGCACGCATCAACTGAAGCGCCTTACCTCGCGCACCCGCACGGGCCATGTCACCCATGGTCCCCGGGTGTGTCATAGCGTAGTCAATGAGCTGGTCCTGTGCGCCAGAGATTATCCCTTGGCGTTCCTTGCGGGTCTTGGCTTTGCGGATCGCCTTCAGCGCGGGCAAGGTAATGGCGTTGCGTTTTGCATATAGGGGAGCAATATCGTCGAGTCCTACAGACACACCCTCGTGTGTAGCGAACTCGTCGCCCAAGCGTTTAACTTCTGTGATGACATTCACGTAGTTCGTGGGATCGTCTTTGGCCAGACGCGTCATCTGGGTCTGAAGCTTGCGCTTGGTGTATGCGCCGTCGGGACGGTACGCTTTAGGTATCGCCTCGTTCAATAGAAACTGCCCGAACGTGTCGGCCATCACGCACCGCTGAAGCGGGGGATCCCCATCTCCTCATTACGAGTACCAGCGTCACCGCCTTCCATGGAAGCATCCCCGCTCCACGCCGCGCCGTCATCTTCGGGGGGCGCGTCCTCGATCTCCATGTTGGGATCGGCTTCTTCTTCCGTGCCGTCTTGGTTGGCGAAGTCGACGAACATGTCGGAAGTGGGTGCTTGGCTCTCTCCCATTCCCTCGGGGGAAGCTTCCATGCCTTCCAGCATGGCTGCCATTTCCTCCGGAGGAATCTCACCCTCAGGCATACCCTCTTCGGGCATTCCCTCGGGCGGCATTCCCTCTTCGGGCATTCCCTCCATGCCCTCTAGCATGGCTGCCATTTCTTCAGGAGGAAGTTCACCCTCAGGCGGCATACCTTCCATGCCCTCTTCCGGCATTCCCTCGGGCGGCATACCTTCCATGCCCTCTAGCATGGCTGCCATTTCTTCTGGCGGGAGCTCACCTTCGGGCATGCCCTCTTCAGGCATTCCTTCGGGGGGCATACCCTCCTCGGCGCCACCTTCTGCTTGCTGCTGAGCTACTAGAGCGGCCAGCAGTTCTTCCGGGATTTCCTCTTCCTCTTCTGGAGGGGGAGGGGCACCTTCAGGTGACTCGGTGGGGTCTTCCTCTTCCTCACCCACGCCCTGGTAGGGCATACCGATTTTCAGGAAGGCTGCCCTGCAGCCGAGGAGGTATGCGTAGTTTGACATGCTTACTCTTCTTCGTCGTCAGACTCAGGGTCAGCGGGGGATTCGGTGTCTTCGGGAGTTCGCTCGACGTTGAGCTTTGACTCTACCAGCTTTGCGAGTGCTTCTGCACCCATCTCGGCCAGGCCCGTATTTTTGAGGCCCTCGGCGATGAAATCAACGGCGGCATTCTTCTTCTCGTCACCAGAGACAGGGTCCTTGCCCTCCTTGAGAGCTTTGCGTCCCTGCTCGTGGCCAAAGGCAATGCCCTTAGTGATCCACTCGTCGAGCATTACTTCGTGGCGCTCGGCCACGTCGATGTTGGCCTTGGCCTCGATGACCTTGACCAGCTTGCTGACCAAGACGAGGATCAGCGGGGTCGCGATGACCACCACGATCTCCAGGAGGTGCGCGACGATCGCCTGCCAGAACTCCTGGCCCTCTACCGCTTCACCCTCACCGCCACACCCGATGAGCAGGAGTGCGAAGAACAATACGAATGTGATTTTACGATTCATGGTTCATCCTTTAGCTTGAGAGCCCAAGCTTGTCTAGGGCATGCTGCGAGCCCAGCTGGTACGCGTACGCGGGTCGGAATGAAGCTTCCTTCTCTTCCGAGTCTTTGTCCTTGGACTTCCTTTTGGGTCCCTTGCGTCCGGCTTTGAGCCCTGCGTGCATTGGAAGAACGAGTGACCCTACTCCTCCTGTGGCACTGATTGCGCCGGAGCCTAAGAGAGCAGCCAGGCTACTGGGGGCTAAGCCACGTAAGCCCGCGGATAAGCCACCTGTGGCTCCTCCTACTAGAGCTCCGGAAGCAGCCCCCGCCCCCATACCGCGGCCTATCCCACCTAGGGTATCCCCTGAGTCGGAGGACAGGCCTCCAGCTACTCCGCCCAAAACCCCACCGCTCAGACCCCCGCCTATGGTACCCGCAGCCGCACCTCCCAGACCATGCAGGCCTCCGCTCACCAACCGCTTTGCAAGGGATGCTATTTTTTCGTTGGCAGACATTGATTACCTTTGTGGCATTACAGGGCGCGCGGCAGGCACCCCCGTGGGGACACCGGAGGCAGCGTTGAGCTGACCCATCGTCTTATTGTAGGTCGCGCCTGTGCGCTGCTTCACATCGTGTGCTGCATCATAGGCGGTAGTGGCAGGAGCGCTGAGCATTTCTTGCCCCGCATACCCTCCAGCCAAGCCCCCGGCGAGGCTACCTGCAGGACCACCGGCTGCGCTTCCGACAACTCCGCCGGCTATGCCACCCGCGATGTTGCCCGCAAAGCCGGTGACGTCACCAATGGTTCCGCGGGTCTTGGCGTGGGCCGCAGCCTCCTGCGGAGAGTTGAAGGTGAGCTGCATGCCCAACTTCACCAGCGCGTCGTGGCGCCCGAGCTCGTAGTAGGTACTCACGAGTTGATCTCTATCCGATGGTGACAGGAGTGTTCATGGTGATGTGCCCCTTGCGGTACGCAGCCATCGCGGCGGCCTTGTTCTTGAATCGCTTGGCCTTGCCCGGCTCTTTCGTGGCGGTCGCCAGGTACGTTCCCAAGATGGCTTCGTGCTGAGGGAATACCATGAGGTCATCCCTATTTTTGTCGCTGAATAGCAACTTAGACAAGGTGAGTTCTTGTGCCTCGGCCACGGCCTTCTCTGAGATGGGTACGTGGAGCTGCATAGCATCACCGTCGTAGTCAAGGTTCTGCCCCCGTTCCATGAACGGGTTCACTCGTAGCGACTTTCCTGGAACTGATACAGGGTAAGCAGCAACGAGATTGTGCTTATGCAGAGAGGGAGCGCGATTAACAATAATAGGCCTCTTTTGCATTTCGCCATCGAGAATGAGCTTTCCTGTAGGGTGACGTTCTTCGATCATGTCGGCGGCCATTGCTGGCTTGTATCCCTGATTTACCAACCCGCGCATGATGAACTTGCTGTAGGTTTTCCACAGCATGTCTTCGGGGATTCCGATCTGATCCATGTCCAAGGTATTGTCAGGGGTAGCCGTCGCTCGTCCAGACAGGTCTTGTCGGCGGGCCAATATCTTTTTGTGCATGAACCCGGTCTTCGGGGACCCGGTTCCTGTGATCTGTTCGATGAAGCCTTTCGCTTCACGTCCTTTTAGCTGGGGGCTGGTGGGCTTCATCGTTCCAAACAAGGCACCGGCTGCGTCATGGAGGTGGTGGCGGGCGTCTGCGGTTGCGCCGGGCAACCCAAGGTCGGAAATACCACGCAAGGCTTCCGACGCCAAACCCACGTCACGATACAGATAGTTGAGGTCAGACACCTGGAGCTCGTTGCCCCGCTGCGAAGGGAGAATAGGACGCATCACCGGAGGAACCACAGCCAAGCGGGAAAGAGTGTACGCGGTGCCCGCTCTCTTGTGGTCTCCCTTCTTCAAGGCACGCAGGTATTTCAGCTGCTTGATCGCATTGTCTAAGTCAGCACCCTTTTTGTGCTTGGTGAGCTCCAACAGCTCTTTCTTTTTCTTGGCGAGGTCCAAGCGATTGAGGCGGTCACGGATTCCGGTGCCGCCGACCTCACCTATCTCAGCGCGTAGCTGCGCCTTGGTCATTCCCAGGAAGCGCCGCACAGGCTCTTCAAAAACAGGGTTCACCACCGGTTCCGCGAGTTCCATGTGAGCCCAACGGGTGCCGCTCAAACCTCCGGTGAGTGCAGGGTCGAACAATCCACCCTTTTCAGGCTTCATGTCCTTGGCACTAACCATGAAGGATTTTGATTTCTCCAGGCTAGGAATAGACAGAGGGCCTGAAGACATTTTCTTCACGTCTCTATCCGTCAAGGGGCCTAGGGTTACTTGCGACCCGGACTTGTCTACGTTAATCCCCGCCCCCTGCAACATGGCCACGAACTTCTCCGAAACGAAGGGAGTCTTGGACGGCGGTGCAGGGAAACCAAACTCGTAAGCACGCCAGTACTCATCACTCTTTTCACTCTTCACCGTAAGTGCTTCTTTGAGTATGTTGCGGGCGTTGTGTGCGAGGAGCGCGTTGAGCTCCATCTTGCCCAGCCCCTTAGCCCCCTCTTCACCCCCACGGGTAGGCTGGCGGTTGATGTCGTAAGCGGACACACCGCGGGCAGCGTAGTTGGTCTCCGTAGATTTGAACAACTTATGGATGTAGGAATTGCCAACGAAGATGTCATCGATCTTCTTATCGGCGACCGGGTCGTAGACCGTTTCCTTGTCCTTGATGTTGTGCTTCTTGAGGAGTTTCTTGGCGTACGTGATGTTGTTCTCACGCATGAACTGGGGGAGGATGACAGGCTTGCCCGTCTTCTCTACGACCTTGCCGATCGCGGCTTCTACTATCTGCCCAGGGTTGATGCGGCTTACGACGCTAGCTGAGGTGAACAGGACATCAATAGGCTTCCCGTTCTCGGCTTGAACCATGCGCTCATCGGGGATGATTTCAGAGACAACGCCTTTGCCTCCGAAACGGTTGGCCAACTTGTCCCCGATTTTCATCGGTTCCTTGGTGCGCACGGTCACCATGATTTGCCGCGCCGAGTCCATGGTGTCTTGGACCACCGCAGGTACAGGCTTTCCCCACGTAACCGTGATGTCTCGGTACGGCTTGACGAGGGACTTGTGGAAGTTGCCCAGCAGTGCAGCCTCAGGAGAGGGCGGCGCTTTACGGAGTCCCAAGATGATGGGGTCACCCTTGTGCAAGGTGGCGCCTTTCTTGGCTACCCCGTTGTCGTCTAGTTTCCCCAGCTGTTCCGCTGTGAAGTTCATCGCATAGTAGGCGGTGTACTTGTCCTTACCGAGGATTATGTCCTTCCCCTTGGAAATGACCTCCTTGTACATGTGCTCAGAGGTGAGCTTTGAAGCTGCCCCGGAGCTGATGACGACCGCGTCGTTCGAGTTCTTCCCGTAGTAAGCCATGTACCCTACGGACATGTTTTTACCGAGGGCCATCGTGCTGTCTTTGGTGAAGTTCGAAGTGGCCAGGGCTTGGTCGGCCTTGACACGGTCTCCAGCCTTCACCGTCACGTCGTTGTGCAGGTAGGTCTTTGACGAGAGGGGGAAGTAGGTGTCGTAGGGTATTTTTTGCAGGGGCGCAGCGGCTGTTTTTTCGGACGCGGATCCCGTCTTTACTTTGTCAGGGCGGATGTAGATGTAGTCGGCGTCGACTTTCGCGACCGTGCCGTCAACGAGCGCGGTGGGTACCACCAAGCGTGCTACCTCCCGCTCCATGCTCTGGCCTGGGCGAGCAGCTGCAGCTTGGACGTAGGGAGCTTCCCGCTCTACCAACGGTAGCGCTTGGGTCTGCATCTTCGCGCCCATGATGGCGCGGTTTCCCTGCATTCCATCGAGCAGCGGTACCATTGCGGTGGTGGGGCCGAACATGTAGACAGGGTCGGGGAGCTCGTAGTCAACCTCGCTTCGCTTTACGGACACCACGTCGGTCCCGCGGACAGCATCCATCTGGGAGCGGTGGTCTTGTCCGGAGAAAGCGACCGTACTCTTCGCCAAGGTAGTAGCCGGCACGTGGGTCATTTTTCCCGTGCGGATATCCTTCATGAGCGAGTAGAGATTCCCACGGTGGTCACGGTAAGCGGCCAACCCAGCACGCACGTCGACACCTGCCTTGAAGGTCTCCGGCGTACGTACGGGGTCGAGGATACCCAGGTGAGTGTTGTGTACTTGGCGAGCCTGAAAAGGAATAGCCCGCTCGCTACTGATTCCACCTTCACCCAGCGACGTAATCCGAGAGGCGTGATCAATGATCTCCACCGGATTTATCTGCATGGGTATGGAGGACAGGTTGGAGCTCGTGAGGAACGAGTTGAGCGACTTGGTGAAGGTGGAGTTGGGGACGATTTCCTTGAGGGTACGCCCTTTCGCTCGGTCCATCTTCAAGCCCACCTTGCGTGCAATGGTGCGCTTCGCATCAACAGTCAGTCGCTCCCGGAAGAAGTCATCTACCGAGTGCACTGTCTTGAACTCTAGACTGTCACGGTCGTCCTCTGTGTCTTCACCCCGCTGTACTCGGATGAGCTTTTCCGATGCGGTCAAGAGAGCGAGAGGGTTGGCTTGGCTGACAGGGACACCCAAGGTGCGAGTGTTGACCTCGGGGTCCATAGCAGTGTTCTCGAAGTAACTCCGAACGAACTCTTTCTTGCCCTCGACGGTGGTGGGGACCGTGTCTCCACGTCGCTTGATCTTGTTGATGACCTTGTTGAGAGCGACTTCTTCTTTACCCTTGAACTTAGACGCGTTGATATCTCTGAGTTCTTCGCCCCAATGCTTTCGAATATCTACGTCAGGTACTCCGAGGGAGCGCAGTAGAGAATACAACGGGACCTTGGACGTACCGAGTTCCATGTGGAGTCGCCCCGACTCGGGCTCCATGGAGAGCCGGAAGTTGCTGCCTTTGCTCAGGTTGAATGCAGCTTCGAACTCGCCGTTGTTCCGTTCTCGGGTGTACACACCCGGCTTCAAGCGCATCTGGCTGGGGATGTCGTACTCATTCCCGCCAACGATGAAGGTGTGCCGCTCAGTGAAGTAGGGAAGGTGCAGGAGAGTGTGGTTCTTCTTCTCCTCTACGAGCTGCCCCTCGTTGTCCCGCATGACGAGCGTGCCTGTGATCGGCTCGTGTAGCGTGCGCCCTTTCATGAGCGCTTCCTTCTGCTGGTTGGAGGAGTAGTCCTTCTTCTTCACCTTGACGTTCTTCACCTCAAGCGTGTGACGACGCCCGATGATGGGGAACAGGTCCTTCAGGCCACTGACGGTCTTGTCCCGGATATGGTCACGCCGGCTGCTGGCGTCCGTCAAAAGCGGCTGTAATTCCTTGACCATAGATACTGAAGTATACGCGGTTGGGTCCTAATTACACAACCGCGAGTGGTAAAAGGTTGTGATGCGCCCGTGTTAGTCTCGGGCGCTGCTCTAGTAGTCCATTCTGCGCATCTTGAGGAGGGTGATAGTGGAAGACTTGAACGACGTACAGCGCTTCGCAAAGTTGAAATTGGAGTCCTTCGCGGCTTTGAAGGTGGATCAGCAAATCGCACAGATCTGTGTATGGGCGGTTCATCACGATATGATCGAGCAGGGCCGTATGCTCTGTGATGCTCAGCGGGTAGCCCTGTCGGAAGACCAGATGCATGAGGTGGCCTTCTTCTTCTTGAAGGTCTGGCAGTTGGACTTGGGACGGGACGAGCGCACGCACTGTTTCTTGTGCAAGGCGCAACTCCCCGAGCTCTTCGAGCGCTTGTGTAAGTGTTTCAGGGCGGCTCAGGTGGCTCGCTACATCGACCCCATCACCCCGCAAACCATCATGTACCTACGGAAGCAGTACCCCGAGGACTGGAACACGCTGATCGTGGAAACGATCCAGTGCCAGAACGCCGAGTGTGGGTGTCTGGCACCTGTGACCGCTGGGGTGGTCAACGCTCGGTTCCAGAAGGGGCGTACCTGGCGTTCTCCCAAGCTTTGCATGGAGTGCTTCACGCTGAAGAACAAATCCCATGGACAGAGGACTCGGCCCCCTAGGTCGGCCCCCAAAGCAGCGTCTTCCCTGAAGGCGTTGCAAGTTCATGTGGCTACAGTTTCGCCGCCAACGGCGGAAACCTAACCCAAGGAGAAGTCACATGAACGTCCGTCCCATCCCTCTGAGCTAAGTAGAGTCGACGACCCAATAAGAAGAACTAAAGGTCATCTTCGGAGCCATCGGAATCACTGTCCGATAGCTCTGGGGATTTTAACTCAGCAATGGTGAGGAACTCCCGGTCTTTTTTAGGCGCGGGTTTCTTGGGGGTGCCCCACTCGATCCAGATGATGACCGCGCCTGTTTTCAGGAACGTTGTCTCTTTCTTGAATACAATCGCCTCGGCTCGGAGGTTCATGTCCATGATCTCTTTGAGCCGGTCTCCATCGTCGGCGTCGGTATACACGGCCTGGCCTTGTGAGTACCCAGACTCAATGGGTCCGATCATCAACCGCGCACAGTTGTATTCAAACTCATACTTGGTGATGCCTTTGATCTGAGAAGGCTCAGCATCGTCTATTACGCGTGTACCGATACCCGGGTTGGAGCCACTGGATAATAGGTCGGGCATTTGACTGGCGAGCTCCTCAGGGAGCTCGGGCATCTTCTGCGCGTCCTCTATTGCCTTGGCGAAATCAGTCATTGGGGAGGTCCCATACTAGCAGTGGCTTGTTGTTTTTGCATTGATTGCATTGTGGCCCAGCGGTCCTTCACCACCGCGTACATGACAGCGTCCTCTTGGGAGAGCTGTGCCATGAGCGACTTCTGAGACCCAGGGTCCATTTGCTGCATCTGTTGGATGATCTGTTCGGCTTGACCGATGACCATCTGGGGGTTGTATGCCAGCCCCGTGCCCGACTGAGATTCTTGCGTAGCCTGTTGGGCCAGGGAGTTCTGCAGCTTCGCCACCTTCTGCTGCGTTTCCATTTGAAAACGAGTTTCGTCAAGCAATTCTTGCTGGCGCTTGGCTCGTTCCTTGTTGATGTCGATATCGTGGAGATCCAGGATGGTGCCATCCGACACGAGCGGCTTCATCGCGTTGAGGTTCAACAGACTCTGTTTCTGTTGAGCGTCATCGATGAGCTTGAAGCTCGTGTAGTGAGCCTCTGCAGCCTTCCACCCTAGAATCGTGGCTACCTGTGAAATGATCCAGCTCAGCTGCTCATTTAGGTGGCTGGTGTAGGTCTCCAGCTGGTTCTCCAACATGCGCAGTGTGATCGCAGACCCGGTGAAAGACAGCCCGCCATACAAGAACTCCCGCGGGATTCCCATGGCTGCAATGATATTGTCCTCCGCGTCCTTTACTTCACCCAACGTGAGCAGGGACCGGCCTTGCCCACCCATCATGGTGACACCCAAGGCAGCGGGCGCGAACATGATGTGCAGGGGGTCCCGCCGCCATTTTTTGATGTTGGTTTCGAGCTCCTGCCGCCACTTCATCATGTTGAGTTGCTGAGCAGGGTCGGCAGTACCGCTGATGGGGGCAGGGTGCAGCACCCGGAAAGGTACGATGTGTTCCAGCGCGATGGACTCGTTCGCCTTGCGCAAGATGGCGGTGTAGAAAAAGAGCTTGATAGTCGCGGTCAGCGGCGGAAAGCCCCACTGGGCTTCGATGCCCGCTGGGGGCGCTATCTTCATGTGGTAGAGGTGACCATCCGCAAACTCAAAGACTTTATCTTCTTTGATTGCGCGGAGGAACTCGATCGGGAGGGTGTTGACGATGTGAGCATCGCCTTTCTCTACCTTGTGTTTGAGCTCCTGGGGGATTGTGTAGTAGTACTTGTTCTCCCCTGTGATGGGGTTGTGGTTGATGTCCATCAGCTTCGGATCCCAGCGGATGAGGTTGATCCGCTTCTCGTCCGCAACCTTCTCGTCTTTCAGTTTACCGTTCACCTGCTTGTGGCAAGCAGGACAGTGGTAGCTGAAGTTGAGGGCCTTCAACTTGAACTTGTACTTGACCTTCTTGATCCCCGTGCGGGAACCGCAGGCGTCGCAAACTAGGAAGCGATTGAAGGGGTGGTAGACCGAGATGAACGAGTTGCCGTACAGGTGGAGGTCTAGCCCCGTCGCGATGGACGTGTTCTTGATCTTCAGTGAAGTGTCGAGAACTCGTGTCCAGTTATCCTTGAGCGCTTCATCGTTGGAATCGATGGTAATATCCGTGATAGGATACTCGGCGAACTTTTTGAGCGCTGCGAATATATGCGCAGAGTTGTAGTAGAGGTATTCAACCCACCGGAATAGGTCTTTGAGCTTCCTGGGGGCAAACCCCGTCAGGAAGTCGAACATGGGGTTTGGGTGGCTGGCTCCTCCACGGGAGGAGGCCAGGTCCAGCAGCCCCAAGTCTTGTGAAGGCATGGCTATTCCGTCCTAAAGGAGATGAAGGTGACACCCAAACTAGATGTCTCGTCAGTGTTTCGCACGCCCATATTTACTCTGCGAGCAGACACCAATCAAGTGAAAGAAGCCTACGGCGCAGTCTATCATGGCCCGTCGCAATCATGGCGTTTTCCTGCGTTCTTCCCGGTGCACGCGCTGGTGTTGTCGGACCTGACGAAACTGGTGCCTGATCTGTGGATGACGCCAGAGGCGTCGATGCACGTCGCTGAGCTCTCGAAGCCACCGACGTTACCTAGCGAGTTTAGCTTTGTCACGGAGCCCTACCAACACCAAAGGGATGGCCTCCTGCATCTCTACCAGCACCTGAGGGCCGGGCTCTTCTACTCCCCAGGGCTCGGTAAGTGCAAGGTGACGGTAGACCTGCAGCGTGCGACGGGAGACCATTCTCTCATTCTGTGTCCACGCGTCATGCTGCACACCTGGGCTGAGGAGTTCGAAAAGCACGGTAACATAAAAAACGTTATCGTGGTGGACGGGTACAACAAAAAGAAAAAGCTTCAGCGTATTGAAGACGCGATCGTCAACGGTCCGGTGGCCACGATCGTGACGTACAAGCTGGCCTCTTTGTACTACGAGGAGCTCATCAAGATACCCTACTCGGTTATCGTTGCTGACGAGTCTCACCAAATGAAGACTCCTTTTGCACTACGTACCAAAGCAGCACGAGCACTGGCGGGGCGTGCTTACCGCCGGATTCTTTTGTCAGGCACACCGTCGCTGGGATCACCCTTCGACATGTATGCACAGCTCCGGTTCCTCGGAAAGTATTTCTGTAGCGAGCACTGGTGGGCTTTCCGAAAAACGTTTGGGGTATTCCCTGCGCATGAGAGGGACGAAGCGAGGCCCAAGATGGTGGTGGGGTACAAGAACCTCGACATCATGAACGAGCGCGTGAACTTTGTCTGCCTTCGAAAGACCAAGGAAGAGTGCCTCGATCTGCCCGACCAAACGGTCATTGATGTGCACTTTACGGTGTACGCCGCGCAGAAAAAAGCGTACAATAATTTGATCTTGGAACGCTGCGACGCTGCGGGATTTGGCGTCAAGGAAGCGTTGGAAGAAGGTCTCCTCAACCAAGCGTCGGGGACTCTCCTACCGCCACACGTATACGTACCTGAAGTCATTTCCTTGCTGAACAAATTGGATCAGATTTCAAGCGGCTTCCTGTACCAAACAAAACGCAACCCGCGGCTGTGTGATGGGTGTGCACACGTCCACGATTGCGTGGAGGAAGAGACGAAGCCCTACACCCGCCTGTGTAAAATCGCCCCCAAGGCTCCGGATGCAGTAGTCAATCCGCTGAAGAAAAATGCACGGCTTGATAAGCTCATGGGTTTATTGGATACGGTGTTGGAAGATGAGGCCAACAAGGTTATCATCTGGGCTTCCTACCGAGTTGAGCTTGACCACCTGGAAAAGGCGGTAAAAGGGCTCAAGGTAGGGTACGTGCGGGTTGAAGGGGGTATGACAGGAGACGCACTGAACAAGTGCAGGTTGCAGTTCAATAGTGAACCTGCATGTCGTGTCTACATAGGTCAGGTCTCTACGGGGGTAGGGATCACACTAAACGCCGCCAATTACACCATCTACTACAACCTACCGTGGAGCTTGGACCACTATCTCCAATCTCTGGATCGCAATTACCGCATCGGACAAGACCGTAAAGTCATAGTGTACCGTCTCATCGCACGGAATACTTTGGATGAGGCCAAGGTGGTGGCCTTGAAACAAAAACTGGACTTCAGCAACTTGGTGACGATGCGCTCTATGTGCATGCTTTGCCCAGAAATAAATCGCTGCCTGAAGTACAAAATCGAACTCTACGACGACGATTGCATTTACGATCGCGCAATGCTACGCGACACAGCTCAAGTAAGGTTGATACCATGAAGCTAAGCATGGAATTTGAGGAGGAGGACCTTCGTGATATGATCGAAGGTTACTTCCAGAAGAGTGGGTTCTTGGTCCAAAACCTAGATCAACTTCTTCATCTGTTCAGCAAGGCCTACCCCGATGGGATTCAGGTTCAGGTCGAGACCACCAATGTAAGCCCCCCCTCTGAGGAGTGGACGCCCAAGACAGAGCCTCAAGGTGTTGTGAAGGTGCAGGAGTCCGAAACCTTCAAGGACCCGGAGATTCAGCGTCCCAAGGACAACGGGTACACCAACAAGCCCATGTCCGCGTCTGACCTATTCGACCCCACGCCGGGCAGTGTGCCCACGCGTGACGAGCAACTCGCACAATCCAGGAAAGAACTAGAGCACATCATCGCCCAAAGCAAAGAAATCGAAGAAACCAAGCCCGAGGCTACTGAGTGATAGACACCATCGATAATGAAGAGATCAAAGGCATTGAAAAGACAGGGGAGGGTGACGACCTATACAGCCGTGCACTGCCCCGCGGATACCTATCTGTTTCCCAGGTGATGCAGTACACCAAATGCGGCGAAGCCTATCGCCGTCGCTACGTGTTGGAACAGCTCATCCCTTCCAACTCGTTCATGGTGCAGGGACGAGGGGTGCACAAAGCAGCAGAGGAGCTCCACCTCAGTATAATTGGGGGCAGCCCCATCTCCTCTGCTGAGATGGTTCAGCACTACTCTGACGTGCACGACACTGAGATCGTGGACGCGGAAATCAAAGAAGACCTGACGGAAGGGCAGATCAAGGACACGGGGGTGATGCTCACCCGCAAGTACCACACTGTGGCCTTGGGTGGCGGCCGGGACTCGAAGACAGGGGCGCCGGTTCCTGCGGTCAAGCCGGTTGCTGCAGAGCAAGTGTTCCGCGTCAAGGTACGGCCTGAGAATTCAGACCCTATCCCTTTCTTGGGAGTCATCGACTTGGTGGAGGAGGGGTCCATCTCGGACCTCAAGACCAAGAAGAAAGCTGCGTCACAGGCAGAGGCGGACAACAGTCTTCAGCTGAGTATGTACGCACACGTAACAGGTATTCCGAACGTGCGGTTAGATCAACTGGTTAAGCCCACAAAAACGATGGGCGTTCGCTTCTTGCGTACGGAGTCCATCCGGGATAGAAGGGAAACCTTGCACGCCGTAGACGTCGTGGCTGAGGTAGCGCAAGACATCGCCTCCGGTAGGTTCCGCCGCACCAACCCGGAGAACTGGTGGTGCACCGAGAAGTGGTGTCCCTACTGGAAAGACTGCCGCGGCCGGAAGCGCTAAGACATGCGAAAAGACGGGTGGGACTGGGGAAATATTCGGCCTAACTTGGCCAAGCTGCCCCCACACTTACGGGAGAGCTTCACTAAGAGTATCCCCATGCGTCCGGGGGAGGTACACGGTAGGGTTGCCATCTTCCGTAGGACCCCTGGGTTGAACCACCCGACTGGTCGCGTTCTTGTGAGTAACTATTACAAGGACGCGGCCAGCCCTTCGGGCCCTCCGGATGGTGCCCAAGTTGACTTAGTCGATTTTTCAGGCCGTGTGGCTCTTGTGACCTTTATCCTTGCAAAAAGAAATGTACCTGCTGTAATAGGCGGTCTTATCCGGTCTTTTTTAGATATGGGTGGGTCACGTGAAGACTTACTCGCTGCTGTTGACTTGGCTACCAAGCCAAAAACCCAAGAGGCATTTCATGAGTGATGAATTTGAAGTCGAAGTCCTGGTAACGTGCGACCGCACCAAGAAGACCCACAAGATCCCCATGACCCTGGAGGAGGCGGGCACGCACAAGAAGAGGGTAGGCGAGAAGGGCGCCAACGCCGAAGAGATTCGAAGCTTTCTCGGCGGGATTCCTCACCCCAGGCCTGACCTCGTGGTCATGTTCCGTGGAGAAATCGTGGTATTGCCCACCGTGGTCGACAAGAAGGACGCCACCCTGATGCGGTTGCTGAGCACCCTCACCAACTCGCCTACGTTCCCTGCCCCCCCGGTCAAGCCCCGCAAGAAATCCTCAAAGAATGGTAAAAGGGAAAGCGCGCCCCCTACTGTTCAAGATTCAGCACCTGCTGAGTGATGGAGAAGTTTGGCGTCGAGGAGAACGCGAAGCCTGGAGAAAAACAGGCTAGCGATCAAATTACCCACTGCCCCTGGTGCGGTAGTGAGTGCGCAGTCCATGGTGCTACCGTCTTGTGTCCGACCCACGGATCGAAACCTTTCGAACGTGAAGATGGCCAAGACGAATAAAGACCATCGGATGGATCGCATCCGCAGTACGATGGATTTAATCACCCAGCGTACTGCGGTCATTCGAGCAATATACATAGTCAGCGTGGCGACTAATGGACCTCGTGCCGAGATCCTGATGGAGTTCCACCAAGCAGTTGGCGACGTCTTAGAGGGGATGGCGTTAACCGATCTGAATCTCACCTACATCAACAAGAGCAAGGTGAGAGAGGAGGTAGCTTGGCTACGCGAGCGCAGATAGTACAGGGCGCATTCTTTAGAATGCACAACGGAGACGTGAACACAGTGCCATGGTACGCCAAGGAAGAGTCCTGGGGTATTGTGTCACAGGTGGCGGGATTTTCCGCCGACGTGTTCAGAGTTTTCAACCAGCCACTGGTGGCCGGCACCATTGATACGATCAATGGCCTGGTAAACCGACGTGTCCTCACTAAAGAGGATGCGGACGCATGGCTACGCGCAAAACTCCAAGCCATATCTAAGCAAATCCAGCACACCAATCAAGACGACGATCCAATCCTCTACCAGCGCCTAGATGCGCAACTTGAGCTGATAATGGAACTACTGAACGAAGACAAGGTGATCCATGGCTAAGAAAAAGATGATTCAAGTACCCTTCGAAAACGTGCTGTGCGACGAAGAGTTCAACGCACGGACTGACTACGACCGCGACTACATCCTCTCGCTGAAGAACTCGATCATGGAATCGGGACTGCTTCAGCCCATCGGCGTTACCCCGAAGAAAGGGCCCGATACTGACGACACCAAGCAGTACTACCTCATCTATGGGTTTTGCCGTTACAAGGCTATCTGCCTGATCCGAGACGAGCTTGGGGTAGATGCCCACTCAGTGCTGGACGTTGTTCTCAACGAAGGCACGCTCGAAGAGTTGCGAGACCGCAACCTCAAAGAGAACATCGACAGGAAGAGCCTCAAACCCCACGAGATCGCCACCGCCGTCAAGAAGATGGTGAACTCGGGCCTGGAGCAACGTGACATCGCGAAGCGCCTGGGCCGTCCACAGAGCTGGGTGAGCTACCACCACAAGGTAGTGACCAAGCTCGGGTCAGTGGCTTACAAGGCGTTTGAAGCAGGGGATCTCACCCTGGAGCAAGCGCTCAACATCGCGGACGTCCCTGAGGACGCGCAAGACGACGTAGTCAACAAGGTGCTCAACGCAGGGACTCGTACTGAGGCCCGCAAGCTGGCAAAGCAGGCGTCTAAGGATGCGGGGACACGACGTACCTACGTCAACAAGGGACGACCGACGGCCAAGAACTTGGCACAGTTCGTTAGCGATGCATCCTTCGATGCAGAGTCAAACAAGATGGTCGAAACCGACGAAGCATTCTACAACGGTTTGGCAGCCGGAATGCGCGTCGCCCTAGGGGATCTCGAATTCGAGAAGCTCACTTGTCACGACGACTACACCGACAAGGACTTCCACGCCAAGGAGCGCAAGGCCAAAGAAGCGGCCAAGGCTAAGGCTGCGAAGGCGGGGGAGAAGCCCAAGAAGAAAAAGACGGCTAAGCGCGCTGCACGGAAGAAGAAAACGCCAGCGGCTGACAGCGCCGCCGCCAACTAGAGAGTGACTTGATGTGTCGACGCTGAAGACCGCAATTTCGTAAGCGCGGTCTCACGTAGCTGTCGCACCCTCTCCCCAGTGATATCAAGCACCCTCCCAATTTGTTTGAGGGTCTTAGGCGTTGTGTGTATTCCGTAACACGTTTTCACAATAAAGGTTTCACGAATGCTCAAGGGCGTCAGCACCAAAAGTTTACACACACTTTGTGTTGTGTTTACCTGAGCTGTCTTGTCTTCGGTGACATTCGTTTTCGTATATTCTGTGAGCTCAGTTGCAATAGGTATCTTGGTTCCTTTAGCGATGGCGTGAGCGGGGATATGGACAATGCCAATACGGCGTCCCTCTTCACGCATCTCGTGGCGTACCCACCAACCTGCATACGTCAGGAACCGAGTCCCAGCGTCAGGATTGAATTTCTTCAATGCTCGGATCAACCCGATATTCCCCGCCGCAATGAGATCTTCCAGCACCGCTCGGTTCTGGAAGGTCCTAGGGCGTTTTCGGGCTTCCGCTATGACGTAACGTAGAGCCCCCTGTATGATCAGGTCCCTCGCTCCGGGGTCCTGTGTCTCATGATGTTTTCGAATTAGGGTCCGTTCTTCCGCCGCGGTTAGCAGTCGCGTTCCCTCTACATCCTTGTAGTAGAGCGCAAGCGAATCGCGGTTGGGAGGGCGGGCACTAGTAGTGTTTTGAATACTCATTGTTCAAAAAGATACCTAAACGAGGTCTTGCCTCTCAGGGTGACTTGGGATAGGGTAAGCCCCTTCAGTAAACGTACTTTAGGAGTACAAATGAGTGACACTACGGAATCCACGTCTCTAGCAAAACCCGAAGAAGACTTCGACACCCGCATCGCCAATTCGGTCACATCGCTTGCCAGTCTGGCAGACGAGCTCGACGAGGAGCTCGGCATCAAAGTGATGGAGCTCGCGCAGCTGACCAAGCCCGGTATCAAGGGCATGGAAGGTGAGCAGCGCGTAAAGATCCCCCAGATATTCCTTCGCCAGCCCAGTTCGAGCTCGGAGGTAATTCCGGAGGATTGCAAGATCGGGCATCTTTACGATTCCAATGGGAACAACATTGGCGAATCGTACACGTTCATCCCCGTGCTCTTGCACGACGTGCGCAAGAAGTGGGGGGAGGAGCAAGTCGATTGCCAGTCATTGGACGGGATCACCGGTACACGTTACGGAGCTTGTTCGGAATGCCCCTACGGGCGGTTCGAGCAGGGAGCGCGTCCCGACTGTAGCAAGGGCTTCAGCTTCTACGGAGTGACTGAAGATCTGTCGGCGTTCTATCGTATCGACTTCTCGAAGTCCAGTGCCAAGGCCGGACGGAACATCAAGCGCCTCATCCAGGCGCCTGCTCTCTGGAGTCGATCCTTCAAGGTGACGACAGAGAAGAAGTCCGCACATAGTCGTAACTACTACGTATTGAAGACCCAAGCAACGGGGATTCGTACAGACGACGAGACCATGCGAGTGTGTGATGCACTTCACGGCTTCTTCCAGTCGGTGTATCACCGTCAGCTCCACGGGCAGACGGCGTACGCCAAGCGCCTCGCTGCTGATCCCAGCACAGGGCCCACGGAAGCAGTCACGGTCAGTGACGACGAAGAAACTATCGACTTCTCGGAAAACCTGTAAGAAGCAGCAGCCATGAGATGATCCGTCTCGTGGCTGCTGTTCATTTTTAGGTGTCACATGTCTGTCAGACTACCTCTTTTGGACTACAGCCCCTGGTCCCCCTCCAAAGCTGACATGGCTAGCAGGTGCGGACTCTCCTTCAAGTACCGGTATATCGACAAGATAAAGGGAGGCCCTCGTGGAACTCCTGCCAAGGTCGGTGTCACCGTTCACCTAGCGCAAGAGCTCGTCTTCCAAGGTGCGCGCGTCCAAGATGCATTGGCACAAGCCATTGCTGAAGTGGACGAAGTGCTTACCCACAAGGAAGAGGAGAAGTGCAGAACCTTCGCCCTAAGCTTGGCCACTTTCAAAGAAAAGGTGGACAAGTTTAGTGAAAGGTACCCTGTCAAAGAACTCTTCTTGGAGAAGAAGTGGGCGATCAAGCCCGACTTCACTCCCTGTGATTTCTTTGACAACGACGGGATGATCAGAGGCATCGTGGACATGGGCATCTTGCTCGAAAACGGTTTCCTCGTCATCATCGATCACAAGAGTGGACGCATGCATCCCATGTCGCATTTTGGGAAGCAGTTGGATGTCTACTCCATCATGTCGCAGGCACATTACCCCGATGTGAAAGGGGTCCAGTGTGCTCTTAACTTCATGGCGCACGATAAGGTGGCATGGGGGAAGCCCAAGTCCACTAAGTTCATCTTGGATGTACTTCGACCTTGGCTAGTGAAATACCTGAACGACAGGGCAACTGGGCTCGAAAAGTTCCCCGCTAAGATGGGTTTCCATTGCAAGTGGTGTGACTACCGGGACCTGTGCCCAGAGATAGCGGATAATGGCAACGGGGAAAGCAACAAGTAAAGACCGAAAGGACTTCTGGGCTCAACAAACAAAACTGTGGCAACAACCTACCCATGCTTGGGAAACATTTCTCAAGCAACCGGGTATCGGGGCCGATGAGGTTGTCGTTGCAGGGACACGTATAAAGCTCTGTTGTCCTTTCCATCCGGATACCAACCCCTCGGGGCACATCAACACTACGAAGGGCTACTACAAGTGCTTTTCGGAGTCGTGCCGTAAGGGGGTCAAGGATCCTATCAAACTAGTGCAGCGTTTGATGAACGTCTCCTACACGGAGGCGTTCGACGCGTTTCGCCGACACTTCAAACTGTCGCGCACTATTCGATCAGATGTCGTCAAGGCATTTGATGAGGAGACAACACTCCGTGCACGTATGAACCTCGTGTCGGATGTGTGCTGGCAGTATTTGTGTAACGTGTGGACTGCAACCACTGCGCCGGAGTCTGCACAGGCGACGTGCCATTGGCTGCGCCAATCGCGTGGTCTCAAGGACATCATTCCCATGACTGCGTTGGGGATGTTGCCGCGAAAACCTGATCTAGTTCGACTATGCCAAGAGGCGAAGGCCTCCGAAGCAGATGTCAAATGGATCATGCGCTTCCTCAACGATTACCTTGGCACGGGGTACATGGACTGCGTGGTGTACACCTACGCTATCGCTCCCGACCATGTCACTGCGTTCAAGCTGAGGAAACCAGAGCCAGACAAAGACTCGGTGCGGGTGGTGAGGCTGAGTGATGAAGACCCGATGGGGTGTTTCGGCCTGACGCACAGCGCGTACTCACCTCTCATCTGGAGTGACAAGGTCGACAATGTCATCCTGGTAGAAGGAGAGCATGATCAGTTGGCTGCCTACCAAGGGCAGTGCGACAAAGTCATCTACGATGAGATCTTCGTCGCCTTGGGGGGAGGGGGACACCAAGGGGTGGATTTCCTTTCCCGTATTGGGCTCACCAAAGCCAGTATCGTGGGTGACCACGACGCGGCCGGCGAGGAGTACCCTGTCAATATCTTGAAGAAAACTAACAAGGTTTCGATCAAGGTATTTGACTGGCCCCTCGAACTACAGAACCCCACTGGGGGTAAGTACGACCCAGATGAGGCGATCAAGTTTCACGGGTTCGATTCTTTCTACAAGGCAACGGTAGCCGAGAAGAACTACAGCTATGCATCGCGGTGGTGTCACCAACGAGCCGTAAACGCACTAACTGATGTCGACCCTGATGACGTCATGGAACAAGAGACGGTGGTGAGTGAGATTGCGAGCTTGCTGCGCAATGACACGGAGCTCAGGTCCTTTGCCACGATGGTGGCCAATGACTTTCCGTTGCTCACCCCTGCACGCATCCGGTTGGCTTCCGCAAAGTACGATGAGAACCCGGTTGGGTTCGTACAGAGCATCGCTGACTGGATCACGCAGCAGTTCCACATCATCTCCGTGGACAACGACACCAACATCCTGAAGCTGTGGCACAAAGAGAAGCGCAAGGAGGTCGACATCCTGGTCGGGCTCAAGCGGGGCATCATCACGTTCAAGGCCTACACCCCCACCGGGGTGCTGTACGAGTGGGTCAGGGACGAGATAGGCTTGCCAGGGTACCTGCCTGACCCGCAGGCACCTGAGGCAACCCACGCGGCGCTAGCACGCTGTGAGAGTGACATCTCTGACTCGCTAGAGATGGCCTTCTCGGCGTTGTCCAGCCAAGCCAAGGAGTCACCCTGGTTGCTCAAGGGCCAGGGTGTTCACCTGGTCAACGTGGACGCAGGGGACCCAGGGTACATCGTCAACGGCAACCGCATCTACAAACTGGAGTGGACTGGCGACGGACGGAACTTCAAAGAGGTCAGCGAGCTCGATGGTCCTTCCGATGGGACCTCGGTCTTCAATATCCGCAGGAATGATTTGATCTGTCCTGCAGGCATGGCTGCAGGGTGGTTGCCCTTCCTCTCTGAGGCGAAGAACTTGCTTCGACCTGCGAAATACAGCCTACGTCAGGCCTTCGACATCGTAGAAGAGATATTCAATCTCTCTTGCGAGTTCGAATTCCAGAGCGTGGATGTACGGTACTCAGCGCTCCTGGTGTTCTATGGCTACGTCTTCGACACGATGCAAAAACGTGTGATGACCCATATACTCGGTCCCTTCGAGTCAGGGAAGTCAGCGTACTTGTCGTTGGCGTGCGGCCTCGGCCAGTTACAGGGGTGTGCGTTGACCTACAACGCTGCGACCTCGGATAGCTGCACTTCAGCCTCGATATTCCAGCACTTCAACAGCACACGGTGCATGCTTGGTTTGGATGAGGCCAACGACCCTGGGGATGGGTCCCACGAGTCACAGAAAATCCAACAGCTGTACCGGCGTCTGCGCGGTCTGGCCACCAAAGGGATGGCTGACTACATCGTGGGTACGACGGACGGTAGGGGCACGAGCTACTTCATCCACAACCCGGTGGTGACGGCGAGTGCTACGGTCATCGACGATTCCATGGACGATAGTCGGTTCAATACTCTGCGTCTTCGCAAGAATCCCAACAAGGCCAACACGTACACGATGCTGCGTGAGAAGTACGGCCTCAAGGTGTTCCGTGATCTCCGTGAGAGTATTTGTTTGGAGATTCTCCGCGTTGCGCCGCAGATCGCAAACACATACCAGAACGCCTACGTCAACTACGGAAAGAGTACGACCCGTACTCTGAAACGCCGCCACGAGAACATCCTGCCTTTGGTGGCGGTCGCGAAAGTTATTGGTCTCGATGGAGACAAGTTCTTCGATGACTACAGCGCGTCTCGCCAAGGTGTCGTCGAAGAGCGTCGGGCTTCCTCGCCTGGCAACGCACTCATTGACGCCATCATCAACTCCCCTCACGTACAAATCGGCTCTGATGACGTTCCGCTGAAGAAGTCTTTGCGCAGCGTTTTGCAGCGTACGGAATGGAGGGAGATGATCAACTCCTCAGACACAGGCATTTACTTCGACGAAGTATCCGGTTGTCTGGGCATTATCTGGCCTCAGGTAAGACAGACTTTGCTGGTTGGGTCCTTGAGCAAGTATGGGCGCATGTCCATCACGAGCTTGCGTTCCAAGGCAGCCGAGTCGCAGTACTTCATACGGCCAGACGAAGCTCGCCGGACGGGTATTTCCATGCGGTTGCGTGCCTCGGGCATGGTGGGGTCAGCGGCTACTTCTATATTCGACGTGAAGCATATCTTGCAAGCAGCCGCAGCTGCACGGAAGGACTTCCTTGCGGTGCAGAAAGCTGCGAAAGCAGCCGAGGCCGATGATCCTCCTGATGAAGATGATCCTCTGAGCGGGGTGAACTTGTAGATGCACAGGAACCAAGAACCCAAAGGTAGGCTGTGTAAGGGGTGCGTCCGTTTCGAGAGTAAACGGTGTACTCCTTCAAGCCCTGTCGTAACGAAACCCTTCGATATACTGGTGATCGCTGACCAACCAGACGAAAAGTCAGCAACAAACAATGTTCCCTTTCAGGGGCATGCGGGCCAGATAGCCAAGACGGCCATTACGATCCTGCGGCGCAAGCCGGAGTTTCAATTCATCGAGTGTCGCTACTGCTATGCAGCACAGTGCATGGACGAAGATGACACCGCACCTACCAAGGATGTGTTGGCGCAGTGCAACACGTACCTCTCCAGCACCATCCTCTCTACGCGCCCCAAGATAATCATCGCCATGGGGGCGGCGGTTATGCGACAGCTGGGGTTCAAGCTCAAGCACAAAGACGCGCGTGGGAAGTTCTTCACCCACCCTCAATTCAAAGCCCAGGTGCTGGTTACCTTCAGCCAGAAGGCGCTCCTCGCCAAGCCGGGCCTTTTCGAAACGTACAAGCTCGATATACAGAACGCCTTTGAGCGTTCTCAGCGTGGTCCCGATGAAGAGGTCACACTGGAGAAAATCGCAGGCAAGTACACCATCCCTACAACGGTCGAAGAAGCCGTCCAGGTGTGTGATGACATTGTCAGCTACGCCAAAAAGGGGGATCCAGCCAACTGGGCCATCTCGGTCGACACCGAGACAACAACTCTGTATCCGGAGAAAGCATCTGCCAAAGTTATCGGTTTTTGCTTTGGATGGGGGGATGGTCTTGCAACCACAATCCTTTACGAACATCCACATGCGCCCCAGGAGTACCTGGATCGCCTCCCTGAGATTCGGGAAGCAATTCAACGTGTCCTGGAGACCTTCAAGCCCAAGATATTCCACAACGCCAAGTTTGACCTCAAGTTCATAGAGCTCAAGTGCGGGTTCACGGTGAGGAACGTCGTGTGGGATACGCTACTCGGCGAGCACCTCCTCGACGAGGATAAGAAGGGAAGCTACGGCCTGAAGTCTCTGACTGCAGGGTGGCTCCCCAATTACTGTGGGTACGAAGATAAGCTGTACGACCTTCTCATGTTGCAAGCCGGCATCTCGCAGGTGGAAGCCACGGACAAGGAAATCAGTGATCAGGAAGTCTCCCTACAGGAAGACCACCCTGAATACCTGGCAGCACTCAAAGCGTTCCGCGATGAGCTCGTCAGCTACACGATTGCACAGAAGCAGTACGCCCTGGACATGGAGGTATTCGCACTCGCCCTGGAGGGCTACGTCTTCGTGAAAGCGCACCTGGCAGGGCAGCAGGCAGCGTGGCGTGTTGAGGTGTCCGATTGGCCTAAGGGAAAGCGGGGGAAGCCGAAGAAGCCGGTCAAATGGTTTCGGAAACCCAAGAAGCCCAAGGCTATCAAGAAAGCCAAGCGCCCCAAGGATCCGCGGACCAAGAAAGAAAAGCAGATCTCGAAGGATGCCGGGTTCGAGAATGTTCCCATACGGGAGCTCCAGATCTATGGGGCGGTGGATGCTGACGTCACGCGGCAGCTCACACAGGTACAGCAACGACGCATCAAGAAGGAAGGGTCGAAGGTGGCCCGGCTCATGCGGTCCCACGCAATCCCGGCTACGCGGGTGTTGGGTGCCATGGAGTACAACGGTCTGAAGGTGAACCGTCCGTACATCGCGGTGTTGGATGAGGGGCTTCGTAAGATCGTCAACTCGACGGAGTACGAGCTCTATCAGATGGCAGGGACGACCAAGGCTGACGGAACTCCCCTGAACCTGAACCACGCGGGGACGCTGGCCAATGTGCTGTACCACTGGGGTTGGAAACACCCTGACGGTACGCAGATGGCTCCCCATGAGATCCTGGCGAGGACCAAGAAGGGGCAGCCGAGTACCTCGGCAAAACTGCTTGGTCCGATGGTTCGCTACGAAGACGAGGACAAGAAGATACCAACACAGGAGTCGTACTTCATTGAACGGCTGCTGCGTTGGCGCAAGAGCTCCAAGGCGCTCAACACATTCCTTGCGAATGTGCGAGTGCTGTCCAAGCGAGACGGGTTCTTGCACACGCAGTTCCACTTGAATGGAACAGGTACCGGGCGGCTGTCCAGCTCGGACATGAACATGCAGAACATCCCGAAATTCTTGGCGGGGTGGAACATCAAGAAGCTCTTCATTCCGGATAACGAAGACTTTGTGATCGTCAACGTCGATTACAAGGGTGCCGAGGTCCGGGTATTCACAGCGTACGCAAAGGATGAAAAGCTCATTCAAGCCCTCAAAGAGGGTCTGGATATGCACTGTTTCTTTGCTCACAAGGTGTTTGGCAAGCCCTACGAGAAGTACGCCCATCGGGGTGATGCTACGTTCATTCCGGATGAAAAGGAGCGCAAGCTCCTTGATCAAGAGCGGTCCACGATCAAGCGCGTGGTGTTCGGTATCCTCTATGGGGCTGGTCCCATGAAGATCTCCGAAACGATCGGGGTGAGCTTTGATGAAGCAAAGGCGCTTATTGCTTTGCTTTATGAGATGTTCCCCGCGATCAAGACCTACGCGGAGCGCATCGAACAAGAGGTGCTGCGTAACGGGTTTGTGGAAACACACTTCTTCCGTCGTCGTCGCTTCCCCCTTGCGCATATTTCACGGCATCGTAGCCGTGCGGTTCGCCAAGCGCGTAACTTCAAGATCCAATCAACGAGCTCTGACATCGTCGTCGCTCAACTCGTCGAAATCGATGAGCCGCTTCGGAATACCTTTCCGGGGGCCCGTCACCTTCTCACAGTACATGACTCCATGGTGTTCCAGTTTCCGAAGAAGCATCTGCTGGAGCTCAGAGAGTTTGTGACCTACTACGCTGAACAACGTGTGAGCGAGAAGTACCCCTGGCTGCCGGTACCCTTCAAGGTTGACATCGAAATAGGGCCTAGCTATGGGGAATGCCAAGACATTGATAAGTACCTGGCCAAGCACCGATACGTGCCGCGGCAGGAAGGAATCGTAGAAGAAAATGAGCTCCTCACCGAACTCCGAGAAGACGCCTTCGTGGCAGCCTGAGCGTGAAACCAAGACCTTCGAGAAATTCGATATGTTCTTCACCATGGGTGTGGTGACTGAGATCAGACACCAATGGACACGTCAGCTCAAAAACAGGAAGGGTGAAGTCCTCGACCCTAGCGACATAGAAGCCCTGAAGACAAAGCTCGAAGAGGACGAGAAGCCTCAGGTCGAGTGGATCAAGACCGACGCACTTGTCCGCAACTCGTACGTCGAGTGGGCGAGGTTTCAAGATCTGGAAGACTGCCAGAAGGCTAAGCAGGTGGCAATCTTCTCCACCGCGGACGGGCCAATACTAGGCATCGTCCTGGATGAGAGTGAGACCAACGTCTTCCTCGCCGATCCGTGTGTGATCAACTACAACCAGAAGAGTGGTTCAATCCAATACTTGCCTATCTTTAATGTTGCTCGCACTCTGCAGCTGCGAAAGAGCGCCATCCGCACGCGCTCCGCACCTGCTGAAATAATCATCGCGAGCTACCCAGGATTCATCCTCCAAAATCGTATGTACCAGTACCAACTCAGGCCGACCGTCGCGATGGAGTCTACTCCAGAGCTCGACAACGTAGCCGAGGAAGCAGTCACTACAGAGACTGCGTAACTGGTAAAAGAAATTGAGCAGGGCCCGGTAATACCCTCCTATGTCCGCGATGTTCCGTCGCGGATTGTAAGGCCACCCGACCACTTGCGTTACACTTGTGGCTAGACGCAGGTCGTCCGTGTCATCTGACATCACCTACGGTGACCGGCCTTCGGCCTTGTGCAGATGCCTGGCCAACCAAAAGCCTGACAGTGCTCTTTGGAACACTGTCCCAGGTAAGCGGGCCCTGCTCACTATTTTCACCTTCTGATCTCCAAAGCAAGGATTTGCATGGAGGTAGTCATGAAGGTGTTTGTATTGCTCGAAATCTCCCACGAACACAGTGGACTCTATTGGGTGAAGGACGTTCGCGTCTTCAAATCCGAGGATGAGGCTAACACCGCGTCCGATGAGCTCAAACTGCCCAAAGGGGAATCACCGTTCACTTACGCCAACTGGTGGGGGTGGATTGGCCCCTGGGAGATAGACCTGGAGTAATAACAGGGGCGGTCAGGTAACACTGGCCGCCCCTTCTTTTTCTCGGCCCCTCTAGAGAGGAGCGGTGTACCGCCGCACATGTGATCGGTAATTTAGGTGCTGGCGTGTGGCAACCCTATAGCTGCAGGTTGCCATAGCCTAGCGAGAAAGTACCTGGCCACAAAAATACCGTGATGTTCCGTCATGTGCTGAAGCTAATGCAGCTTGGGAAGCCCCTTTCCAGGCTGTTATGGAAAAGTCAGCAGGTACGAACGTGTGTGCTCCCTGTCTAAGCGTCATAAGGCAATACCTTCTGCGCTCAGGGCGTTCCGCCAACAACACAGCAAGAAGACCTTGGAGCCAATAGCCAACGGCTACAGGTGATGTTCCGTCACCGAACGGCGAATGTAATACACTCGCTTCCTAGAATTCCTGGCGCATCGCTCTCGAAGACCGACGCTTGAAATTCTAGTTGCTCAACGCACTGCGTTCGGCCTCCACATCGCCAATCAAGTTGCGTCGCGCGTCTTTCGTCAGACACCCGTGATTGGGTGTCTTGACTTGACGACCTAGCATCCTTGATTGGCGACGTACGAGGTCCGAGAGGACAGCAAGGTCACTTGTCACTGTTATACGTGAACGTGGGATCCATGGTTGCAAACTTGGCAGCCATCCATCCAAATATCTGGGCGTGTAAGCAGTCATCCGGCTGCGAGGGCGCATGCCGCCATACCTTACGTCCGAGCTTGGTCTCTTCCTCGTACTCGTTGAGCATGTCTTTGATGGGAGTCACCATCTGACGGACGTTGGGGTAGATGACACCTTCTCGCTTCACGAACATGAAGAAGTTGTCGATCATGGCGGTGCGGTCAGCCATGAAACGGTCGATCTTGTTCCAGTAGAACGGCCGCCCGGCCCCTCCGCTACCTGAGGCTCCTCCACGGTACTGCACCTGCATGGCACGGTGAGCTCCGAGACGTTCGCGCAGGTTGGAGTTGGGTAGAGCTCCGGCACCCGCATCACCAATGACGAGCTGCACTTCGAACCGCGTGCAGATATCGATGATGTGGTCAACTACTCCACCGGAGATGGGGTTGGTCTCTGGGTACACCTTGAAGTACAGCGTCTTGAGCCTGAAGTTGTGGTACTGCCCTCCCGAGCAGATACCCCAGACCCAGAGCACAGTCCGGGAGTTTCCGGAAGCGCCGCCACCCGACCAGTCTACTCCTGCGACAATCCCGCGCAGGTTTCCGGTGGTCATACTATTGGTCGGGTACTCAGTGATCTCGTAGTCAAGGCATAGCGCTTCGAGTTCTTCCTTGGAGATGAGGCGGGTACCAATGGCATCCGAAACTCCCATCACCTCGTTCTTGAACTTCGACTCAGGGTAGACGGCGTGCTTTTCTAGTATCCGCTTCCAACGTCGTTCAGCCAACTCTTGGTTACGTGAGTCACGAGACATAGAAGCGCGGGAATTTTTAGGTAAGATTACCTGAGGTACGTGAAAGCCTTTGATCCGTTTTCCATCAAATCCGGGAGGATAGACATTCATATCTATCCATTCACCATTCCGAACATTAATGTAGGCTCCGCAATTCAAGCAGACGGGCCCAAACTTACCTAAGCATTTATCATCAACGAAAAACTGATGACGACTGCAGGCGTCACACTTAACGACCCATTCAGTCTGTGTACTCCATTGCCACAATGCCTCAATGGTATTCTCCATTGTTTTCGGAGTGCCGCAATAGGTCTCATACGCAAAATCAGAGTTGGACATACATTCGATGATTACGGGTATGACTTCATCATACAGAATGTCCTGAACCTCGTCGAAAGCTACACGATCCGCTGATACTCCACGGACACGATCCGGGTCATCACTAGCGTATGAAAACGCTAGCTCCGATCCGTTCGTAAACATCTTCATATAAACGCGGCTAGACAGTTCTTTAGATACCCACCGTCGTTTTATCTCTGGGGAATAGAATATGGTCTTTCCTACACGGGTCTGAGAAAACTTGGTTGTTTGCTCTTGGCTGGGGGCAACAAACAAACTCTTCCAGTGGGGTGTACTGCACGCCTCCATGATCAAGAAATTGGCTAGGGTAGTGCTTTTGGCGACCTGTCGCGCAGTTTTCAATAACGTGGCGTCGTATACGTTGTCATACACGTGGGGGTAGAAGGGGTAGTCGTGTAACGAAAAAGGACTGCCGTCCAAACACAACAGAGATTCCACCCAGCCTGCGCGTGTTGTAGTTACTTCAAGCACACGTAAGTCTTTGTTTGATGTATTGCCACGCCGCATACTTGCGTTGCAGGCGTGTCTCGGGGGTACTACCTGTGTACAATAAAGTGCCTATATGCAGTACTTCAGCGCGAGAGCCCCATTGTAACCGAACTACTTTTGTTCTGGCTAACTTAGTAGGTTTCTTGAAGGGAAGGTGGGTATGACACCAATCTACCATTGTAGGACTCACTACAATGGATATCGCAGGTTTGAAGTACTGCGTGGTGCCCCGTACCCCATTGTACGTCCTTGTAGTGTGAAAAATGGATCCGTCTCCATCAAACAAACCACGCATGTACCAGCTAAGCACGCCAGGGGTACACCCTGGGGGCTGTAGCGTGTGTGTTTTCCGTGGCGTAATATTCCATACGTGCGCCAAGTCGTCTACCAACCGTTGATTGGTCACGCAGAAGCTAACTGTTTTGCGTTTTTGGTCATGGTAGACTTTTTGTTGAGTTGCGCCTAACCACGCCTTTAACTGGTATAAGTGGTTGGAATCCTTCACACTAAGATTCAAACGTAAGGACGGCGTCCTTCCTTTCGCGGGACAGTGAACACACCCATCAGCGGCAATAAACCCTGCCCAATATGCCGCCGTCAAATCTTGAGGATCTGCGAAAGCAGTGTCTTTGGCAGGTAGGGGACGCGGAGACATCATCCGAGTATGATGGCAAAGGATAGTAATGACAAGTGACAAAAAAGACATGGTCGACCCGTGGGAAAGACTCGGAGTTCGGCCTACCAATATTGGGATGGTCAGCAAGATTCTAGACGTCGTTTGGGCCATGCCCAAAAGGCTTACAGTCTGTTTGGTGGGTGAGACCGGTATCGGCAAGACACCCATTGTGCAGCAATGGGCTGCCGAAAAGGGCGGCCACACCAAGATCCTTAACTTCGGGCACATGACCCAAGAAGAGATTTCGATGATCATGTTCGCCGAGAATGGCGAGTCGTTCGACTTCATTCCTCCAGGGTGGATGTTGAAGCTCAATGACATCGCTGAGAAGCAGGGCAACGCCATCCTCTTCCTCGACGAGTGGAACCGCGGAGACAAAGCACTCGTCAACGCGCTGTTCACCCTCACCGATGAGCGTCGGATTCACGACTTCACACTTCACAGGAACATCATGGTTGTGGCAGCCATGAACCCGTCCGATGGGGTGTACCTCGTCAACGAGGCCGAGAAGGACCACGCGATCCGCAAGCGACTGAACTTCATCTACTGCGTCCACGACCTCAAAGCGTGGCTGGACTACACCAAGAAGTCTCGCTGGTACCCGCTGGTGCCTCAGTTCATCAAGTCAGCATCGAACTTCCTCTACGATGCGGGAGCTCGGGACGCCGGCAAGACGTTCGCGTGTCCCTCCAACTGGGAGAAGGTCTCCAACATCATGGAGGGGGCCGAAGCGGCAGGCATGGACCTGACGGGGCCTGCTGTACGTGCACTCGTCGAAGGTCAAATCGGAGCCGTGGCAGCCACCAAGTTCCTCGACTTCGTCGCAGACCAGAACACGCTCATTCAGCCGAGTGAGATCATTCACAAGTACAAGGCCAACAGCAACGTGCGCAAGCGCGTGGCTGCTCTGCTGAACAGCAAAATCGACGCGCAGGGCAACTTCGTCGAGGTCAGCAAGAAAAAGAATCGGGCCGGGGTCATCAACGATCTCAACCAATCACTGGCTATCGAGCTCTTTAGCACAATGCCAGACACGGCGAAAATCGCCAAGCACATCGCACAGTACATCGGTGACCTGCCGAACGAGCTACTGAGCACTTTCGCGGCTCAGCACCTCAACGAACAGGGCAAGGCACGGGGACACGAGGGAGAGCTCTACCTCGCGAAACTGTCCACTGCCATGCAAGGCCACCCCGCGTACAAGAAGAAGATGAAGGTCATCATCACAGCGATGCGGGAGTACAAGCAGAAGGCTGGCCTGATAAAAGGCCGCGACCCAGCTCAGTAGTAATAGGACAACTACCGTCCTTTGAACCTGAGGTCTCCTACGTGTGGACACCTGCAGACAGGACTGGGTCTAAGCCTTGAGCTTAGCTAGCTGCTGTTCGCGTTCTCTACGACGGCGTTCGTGGTAGACGTGGACAGCAGCTAGCCGAGCGAGCTGCACACCCTCTGGGGTTTCGGGAAATGCTGCACTCAGGAGGTCTTTGCCCCTGGGTGCAGCAGCCCACCCCTCTCTAACGGTCGCTTGCAATTTTTTACATGCCACGTCGGAGGCGTTGTGCTTGTCGAGCTCCTTCTGAGCCCAGCCCAAAGGAGTGGGAGCCTGAACAAACCCTGCGCGGTGGAGTTGCACTGCGGTGTAGCACACAGGCTCTCGATCTAACTCAAGAGTCTCTCCGCCTTCATAATGGCGGTAGATCATCTCAGCCTCGGCTACCGCCCAGCTGATGTACATGATGGGTGCGTCGTCGAGAGCCTCGTAGTTAGCCTCTTCGTTGTTGAAGACAATGCATGTCTTCTCGAAGGCGTGCATGTCGTAGTAGAACCTGCTGGTGGTGAGCAGGCTGCGTGCAGCCATGATCTGCTCACGGTTTCCGACAGGCACAGACACACGCATGCGGTCCAGCGTTAGCCAGAGAGTCTCGGGTTCCCAAGCCCTCCAGGAGGACCCTAAGAGCTCGTCCATGGCAAACATGCACGCAGAGGCACATGTTTTTTCGTCACGGAGAGCTGCTTTCGCTGCGGCGGTGGTCATGGCTGTAGTCTTTCGATTTTGCTGTTTTGGCCGTAACGCAAAACATCGGGGGCAGTAACTACGCGCTCACCTAGCGGTGAAAT